GGGTGTTTTTCGGGTCATAGACAACTTTTTGAAGCTATAATGATTAGTTTCCCGCTTGTGCCATTTTTGCGGGTGGTGCAGGTCGTTCCGAAGAGGTAATACTCTTTGTCGTAGGTTTAGCCGAGCTGCTCAGAAAACGAACTGTTTTCCTATTAATTTAGGTTTTTGCCTTAATTCGAGACTCACATCTCTGTTAGGTATCGCTGCATGCACAGATCACAATAGCCGTTCAGACCCGGTAGCATCCGAACTCTTAGAGTGCCCCATCTGGTGGGCCATAGGGGGAGGATCTGGGAGACGCGTGATTTATCTTAAGAATCTCAGGAAGGCTACTTCCACGAAAAGATTTTCTGATTACAGAGTCAGACTTGCAATCCCGTTGATACCGACCAGAGATGATGTGAATTCGCACATTTTATGAGAAAGAATTAAAATAAGGCTGCTCCTTCCACAACAAATAACATTATGGATACAACATTACATACAAAGGGGGGAGGTTTAGATACCTCCGCTGGGCACTCACCCCAGCAAACAACCACAACAACCACAACGACCAGTGGTGCTTCTGGTGGAAAACAGAAGCGAACGAATCCCGCCAAGAGGAAAGGTGGGAATAAGACTAGCCAGGCAGCGTTGAACCGCGCTGTTCTGGATCTAGCGTCGCAGGCCGCAGCCGCTGGGGACAATAGACGAGCTGCCGATCATGAAGCATCAAAAAAGCCTGATCCGACACCTGCACAACTTTATAGGGCCGAAATGGAAAATATTAGGGCAGAGCGTGAATACTCTTCTCTAGTTAATTCATTGACTCCCACAACCGACAATGGTCTAGTTGTCACCACACCTCCACCTTCTTCGATATTGTATAAGAGGTTACTCGTGCCCTATGTTATGCACGATTTAACTCAATTAATCCATGTCTTAGATTTTAAAGTGGAATATCTATCATCCAAATGGTTTCAGAGATTTTTCTCCGATTCCGTCATCGACAAGCTTTTTAATTCCCGAGTTTGTGTGACTGGAGCATCATTATGTTATGCTCCTATTCAAATCATCCACCCGAATGACTCTAGACCCCATTCGGACAAATCCGACGCCTCTAGACGCGATTGCACCGTAACCGTCTATCAGCCCGTTATCATAGTTAAGGATTCAAACAACTATACGACAGTGGCCTACCGAGACATAAAAATGTCAGAAGGTAGAGGCTGGATTTGGGATGACACCCCCTTCGAACTCCTCAAAAACAGGACACCAATTATTGATTTGCCTGTTGAGTGGGTTGAGAAGGACAGTTTATATCATACGACAGCCAGAGGACTTGGAATAGATCTTGATTCCTCGCATGACGGCTGCTTTTTATTTAAATTACAATATATTTCAACATTTGCACTCTCTGAATTCCGTTCGAGGAGAATGCAAATTACACCAGGACTTAAACCTGAAATTTGTGCTCAACGATTAGTGAGAGCTTATTCCGAGGATGCGACTACAGATCCCTTCTTGGAACTCAAGCTCAGGCAGGGAGTGGACGTGGTTCTAGACACCATCAGAATGTTAGTATTCATGATGACTAGGGACCCAATCACTCCGGTTTCGCATTTTTAAGTCGCCCACTTGATCTGGGGTTCCTTTTTGGCTATAGGACAACACAGGTCAATGTTCCCAAGTTAGGGAAAATTGACCCAAAACATAAGCTCATTTCTATGAATTTAGAGAATCAGAGCGAACCCTGTTTGTCCAAAAGATTACCCTTGTGGTACGAAGGAGCAACCCTCCCCAGACCGAGCCCGGGCCATACTATTTCTCTTCTTGGTGGATTAGCTAAGAGAGTTATTACAGACACACCTAAACCTCGTGGTGTTGTTCTTAGATCCTTTAAGAGGTTCGTCGCCTTGTGGTTGCGACGAAACATGAAACCACTAACTGTTGATCAAGTTCCGACTTTTGAGGAATGGATCGACTCGACTTCTTACTCCTCAGAGCGTAAGAAATTTTTGTCAAGTCTCTGGGAAGATTGTGGGCGCGCACCCACGCGAAAGCAATTGCGCCGGGTTAAATGTTTTGTCAAAGACGAAACCTACCCATCATTCAAATATCCGAGAGGAATTTATTCTCGTTCAGATTATGCAAAGTGTGCATTCGGGCCTTCAGTTGCAGCAGTCAACGCTCAATTGTTTGGCTTACCTTGGTTTATTAAAAAGGTCCCCGTCGTAGATCGGCCCATGGCCATCTATGAACGCCTTTATAAACCCGGAGCTGAGTATGCCTTCACAGACTACACCAGTTTCGAATCACACTTCAAGGCTGCCATACAAGACGCGGCTGAGAATCAGCTTTTTAGATATTTGTTCAAAAACTTGCCCGACCATTACAAGAACATTCTCATAATGGAGACAGTTAAAGGTAAAAATCAGATCCTGGAATTCAAACTTTTGACCATGCTCACTCAAGCATTTCGATGCTCCGGTGAGATGGATACTTCGACTTCAAATGGATTTGCTAACCTAATGCTGTGGCTTTTCACTTCCTTCCAAGCTGGATGCAGCTTAGATGATATCACCGGTTATGTTGAAGGGGATGACGGACTATTCAGGAATGACGGTCCCTACCCTACTACCGAAGACTTCATCGAACTTGGATTCACGATTAAAATAGGAAAAACAAAAAATTTGTGTGAAGCTTCATTTTGTGGACAAGTCTACGATCTGGAAGACATGGCTGTTGTTACAGACATCCGTGAACAGATTTGTAGGCTTGGTTGGACTAACAAGAAATATGTTCGAGCAAGTGCCCCTCTACTCAAGGAATTACTTAGAGCTAGAGGATTCAGTCTTCTATACCAGTATACGAATTGTCCTGTTTTGGGTCCATTGGGACACAAAATTTTGGAATTGACTGAAAATGTTGTCATTAGACAGAGCATCATTGATGAAATGTGTCAATGGGATCGAGAGAAAATAGTTACCTCTATGACGAACCCACGACCATTACCAAATATTGGTTCCAACACGCGCCATCTGGTTGAGAAACTTTATGGTGTTGATATCCTCCAACAACATAACATGGAGGAAGCCATCAGGCATTGTGAGCTAGGTAAAGCTCTGCCATTCTATATAGATGACTTGCCTGGCGATTGGATCGACTACTATCAACGCTTTGGTTCTGACGACCAATTTAACTGCCCACTCAACTTCGAAAACCCGAGTGCGGTGGTTAGAGACCTAGAAAAAATTGGTCTCTCTACTGGAAAATTTCATCTTTCGGGGGTTGGATGAAGAGCAAGTGTAACTCTTGCATGACCGAAATTGTCGTTAAACCAGTCACGAAGGACGTATAAACTGAAATCCCGC